TGAAGATGACGTGCCGATTGATAAGGCGGAGGAATTATTACTCAAGTGGCAATGCAAGGAAGGCGATTTGTGGCGCATTGGTGAACACAGACTCCTTTGCGGTGATTGTACCGATAAGGCAACGGTGGAGAGGCTATTTGGTGACAATGAGGCCGATTTGACCCTGACCGACCCGCCGTATGGGGTGAGCTATGCCGATAAGAATAAAGCATTAAATGAATTGGATAACGGAAATCGTATACAAACTGAAATAGAAAATGACCACATGAGCATTGATGACATTAAACCGTTATGGCTTGGGGCTTTTACTAATGCCCTTAATTCTTGCCATGATAAAGCCTCCTTTTATAGCTTTATGCCACAGGGCGGCGACCAAATGATGATGATGATGATGATTAGCGAAGCGGGGTGGATGCCTAAGCATGAATTGATATGGCTAAAAAATAACCACGTTTTAGGGCGGACTGATTATAGTTATAAGCATGAACCAATTCTTTATGGCTGGAAACGCAATGGCACACATCTTTATTATGGCGGATTTCAAACAAGCATTTTTGAATTTAATAAGCCGCTTAAGAGTGAATTTCACCCCACCATGAAACCTGTAGAATTGGTGACTAAATTGATTGAAAATTCAACCATTGCCAACGGTCTCGTTTATGACCCCTTTCTCGGCTCTGGTACAACGATGGTCGCAGCGCAACAGACGGGGCGCAGGTGTTTTGGCCTTGAAATTGCGCCCAAGTATTGTGCTGTTATATTACAACGAATGGAAAATCTCGGCCTAACCCCTGAATTGAGCCACGCATAATGGATTACGCCACCCGCCTCGCCCATTGGCAATCGGCATTAATCGCCGCCGAGCAGAATATCAACATGGGGCAAAATCTCAAGGCCAAATCGTTGGCGATTCTCAATTCGATAGAGATAGATAAGTCAACCAATCGGCTCAAAGAAATAGACCCCAAAGACCTCGCGGCCTTAATCCACAATGCGACTGAGGCGATGATGAAAGGGGTCAAATTGGAGCAGGATTCACGCAAAGAAAGGGCTAGTCTGCTCAATTCTAAGCCCCTTGATTTAGGCGAATGACAAAAATATCGTATAGTAATTCTTGTAAAGTGGCTTATTTGTGTATTTTGTGCATACATTATGAATAAATCCAAGTTGACTGATGAATTAGGGAAGCAAATTGTAGAATTACTCAAGGTCGGCGCATCTATTGAGGATGCCGCCGACTCTTTACATTTGCACCGCAATACTATTCATAATTGGTTACGTGATGGAGAAAAAGCGCATACAGGGATATTGCGTCGGTTTTATGAGGCCGCGCAAAAGGCAAAGGTCACGCCTAAAATTAAGGTGATTAACACCGTCATCACTAGGGCGATTGACGGCGATATGGTGGCCGCAAAGATGTACCTTAGTCGCTTCCCTGAATGGAATCAACAACAAACCGTCAAGGCCGAGATAACCAACTCCCCTCAAATTACCATGTTTCTCCCTGAAAATGACCGCGATAACCTTTAGACCACAGCCTGGCGCGCAAACTAAATTCCTCGCCTCTCCTGCCGATGTCGCCATTTACGGCGGGGCCGCAGGTGGTGGCAAAACCTTCGCTGCCCTCATGGAAGCGGCGCGGCATATCGGCAATGGAAAATTCAGGGCGGCGATTATCCGCCAAACCTACACCCAAATTACCAAGCCTGGCGCAATTTGGGACGAATCCCAAAACCTTTACCCCTACCTCGGCGGCAAGGCCAACTCCACCAAAATGGAGTGGACATTTCCAAGCGGGGCCACCATTAGCTTCGGCTACCTCGACCACCCCAAAGACCGCTTGAATTATCAGGGCGCGCAGATTGCCTTGATTGTGTATGACCAACTTGAGCAAATATCGAAAGATAACTTTTTTTATTTATTCTCCCGTAATCGGTCAACCTGTGGGGTGCGGCCTTATGTTAGAGCCAACTGCAACCCTGACCCCGATTCTTGGCTGGCCGATTTTATCTCATGGTGGATTGACCCTGATTCTGGCTTGCCGATACCTGAACGGGCGGGGGTATTGCGCTATATGGTGAGGGTAAGTGGCACAATTGTTTGGGCGGATACGGCGCAGGAATTGGTTGACCGTTATGAGAATGAAGATGTATTTCCTAAATCCGTCACCTTCATTCCCGCCAAATTGACCGACAACCCCGCCTTGCTCAAGATCAATCCTGAATATCAAGCCAACCTCATGGCGTTGGATTACGTCAGTCGGATGCAGTTGCTAGAGGGCAATTGGAAAATCCGCCATACCGCAGGGACGGTGTTTGACCGTGCGTGGCTCAAGATTATAGACGCATTGCCGATTGACCTCATTGGCTTGGTGCGCTATTGGGACAGAGCCGCCACCATCGGCGCGGGTGACTGGACGGTAGGGCTACTTATGGCAATAATGAGCAATAAGCAGGTTATCATTGTTGAAGTCATTCGCGGCCAGTGGAGCGCGGGCGATGTGGAGCAGGTGATTTTGCAAACGGCTGAAATGGACGGCGAGCGATATGGCAAGCTGCTACAAATCGGCATAGAGCAAGAGGGCGGTTCATCAGGCAAGGAAAGCGCGGCGCGCATCACCCGACTATTGGCGGGGTACGCGGTCTTCACAGAATCGCCCACAGGTAGCAAGCTGCAACGCGCCCTCCCCTTTGCGGCGCAGTGTCAGGCGGGGAATGTGGCCCTGTTGCGCGGCGCATGGAATTCGGCCTATATTGAGGAGTTGGTGGGCTTTCCTGAAGGGTCACATGATGACCAAGTGGATACTTCGTCAGGGGCGTTCAATCGGCTGACGTTGCCCGCCAAGCCCAAGCCGATTATGCAAAGCCGCGTCATTAGCGGCGCGGGGTTGTTTCAATAAATTTTCAATTTGCAATACGCTAGTAATTAAGCTAAAATTTAGCACAAATATTCTGCTATAGGAAGCCTGTTATGTCAATCATTCCCGCGCCGATAACCAACCTCATTCAGCGTTTATTCCCCGCCACTAAACTCGCGCCTACCACCAGCATGGAGGCCGCCTCCAAAATCAAGCGGTGGTCATATCGCACGCCTGAACTGGCTCGGTTTCAGGTGGAGCGAACTCGCCAAGCGATTATCAAGGATTGCCTTGAGATGTATGACAATGGCCTGAGCCATGTGGTCATCGGCACACTGGCCCGTGACATCATTGATGGTGGCTTTGAGATTGTAGTCACTATCCCCCCCAAAGCCGATAAGAAACTTATCGCCTCGCTGCAAGAAACCCAACAAATTGCTGACAACTTAATCAAGGATTTAGACCTGATTAGCCGCATGGATGATTTGGCTAGAATCGCCCTGCTCTATGGTGATGCCTTCGTTGAAAAGGGGATTACGGCTGATGGGTCAATCGCTGAAATTTCGGTGAAGCCCGCGCCCTTTATGTATCGCAACTCGGATTTATTTGACCATTTTGAAAATCCCGATGAGGCATACTATTACAGCGAGCTTGGCGCGCTAGGCGGGAGTCGGGTTTATTTTAGCCAATGGCAAATTCAGCATGTGCGGGCCAATCACGATGAAGGCAATCGCTATGGCACGCCAGAGTTTGCGGCGGCGCGTAGTGCCTGGAAAATGTTTGTGGACGGCTTACTCAATGTTGCCTTGCGGCGCAAACACGCCAGCAACCGCACTCAGTTACATGTGCTAGAGGGCGCGGACGAAACGGCGATTGAGGCATATAAAGAAAATAATCGGCAGGCCCTAGAAAGTCCTTTCGCCGCCGTGACCGATTTCTTTACTAATCGCGTGGGCGGGATTGTGCGGTTGGACGGGGCGACAGATGTGGGCGATACCAAAGATATTTTGCTTCATCTTAATCATTGGTTTGGTCACTCGGCTGTGCCGATTGAGTTCATTGGCAAATTTGGGGAAAATGCCAATAGCTTGGCGGGGGAGGCGTTGGCTCATAAAAAAGAGCAATACACTGAAACCATTCAGGTTTATAAACAATGGCTCGAAAAAGATGCGATTAAGCCGCTTTTTGAACAGGCATGGCTGCTCAAGGGTAAATATCCGCCCAATTTTGAATATAAAATCAAGTGGTTGCCCAAAACCACGCCCAACGCGGCTGACATTGAAAAGGCGGCGAAGGCGGTTGCGTTGCTTAGAGCAACGGGATTGTTGCCCGATGAGTCCCTCGTGGAGTTGTTGGTGAGTTTGTTGCCAGGCGTTTCGCGGGACAAAGCTATAGAGGCGTTGAAAAATCG